CTGTATCTTTTATGGAGTTAGTTCCAAGTATAAGTGGCATTAGACAACCTCTTTAGGAAATTCTGCTAAAGGTCTTGTTACTACTCCATCTTCTTGTTCTGTATATGTGTATAAAGTTTCTAATTGCTCAACAGTAGTACAAGAATCTATTTGAGTTTCCATTTCATTTGATTTTGCTCTTACTTCTGATCTATAATTTGTAATATTTTCTGGAACATTATAATCTGCAACTTCTGAAGCTTTTACTACATACCAATCAGTTGTTGCAAGTAATCCTGATGCTTGTGCTTTTACAATTCTTTTCTTATCAGTTTTTAAACCATAGTTAATTACTTGATTGCCATCATCATCTAAAATATTTTCACCATCTTCATCTACTGCGTTTTCATCTTCAAGTCTTTTTGGTGTAGCAGTTCCCCATGATCTTGTAACTTGTCCATCTGCAAAATTATATTCTTCATTAGTATTTATATAATATGCTTCGTCTTTATGATTAGATGAGTCAGTTATAACTTCATATATTCCTATTTGATTAAGTTCTTCTTTTGACCATAACTGAAATATTTTAGCTGGATATTGAACATCAGCTATAATCATTGATTTAGGATTATTTATTATTTTAGTTATTGAACCATCTTCTACTAATGCGTACATATTTTAACTCTCACTTAAATTTAGTGTTCTTCCTACTTCTTGCCAAACAGCACCATTATATCTGAAAACTAATATATCTGTTTTGCCATCTGATGAAGTAAATGTTGGTGCAGTTGAAGCCGCAAACTCAAAAGCTGTATTAAAAGCAATAGTGTGAGAGCCATTGTAATTTATTTCTAAACAAATAAATGAACCCTCTACTGAGTTTGTTGGTGCGGCAAAGGTAGTGTTTTCTGTTGTTAAATGAAATGCGTTTGCTTTTGCTTGTGTATCCCATGCAACAGCATTTGATGATGAAGTTAAAGCTTGTTGTGGAATATAAGCTAAATCATTAAATTTTATTGCTCCTGTTCCTTTTGTTGAAATCTCTAAACCTACATTTGTATCACTACCATTAGCAGATAAACTAGGATTACTACCTGTTGCTTGATTTGTAACTTCTAAAAAATTTACTGCTGAACTTGTTTTTTGAAAAAGAATCTGTTCATTTCCATCATCATCTAATATTCCATGTGCATCATCTATTTTTATATTTGCTGAGTTAGTATCTAAATCTCCACCTAATTGAGGTGAAGTATCTCCAACAATATCAAATGTTACAGTTGAATCTATAAAGTTTATAGTGTTTGCTGATGTGTCAATAGTTGCAAAGGATATATCATCTGAACCATCAAAAAATTTTATTTCTAAACTGTTTGAGCCTGAGTTCGTAGTGTCTAACCACATAGTACCGACAGCCGCACCGCTTGGTCTTGAAGTTCCAGAGTGCATTGTATTCAATGCTGAAAGTGCATTGTTTAAATCTGTTCTAAAATCAGGGAAACTCTGATTCGCAATATTCATGTCATGTTGAGCCATGTTTTCTTATACTCCTATTAAAAACCTTTTGCAATAAAATCAAATGTTCTTGATATATTAGTTCCACTTGAATTTTTAAATAAAACGTCAAAACTATTAACAGTTTTGTTTGAAACTGTAAAGAAATCTCCTGTTGCCATGTTTTCAGCAGTTATACCTACTGCATAAGCAGTTGACTTAAATGGAGTTGTAAATGTAACAGTTTTTGAAGATGTTCCTGAAGCTATATCGTTACCACTAAATATTCTGTCTATCATATCTACAGTTACAGTTGCTTCTGATACAACTGCTGTTGAAGCTAAATCGCTTGATGTGAGAACAAGTCTAAATTTAAAATATCTAGCAGTATAATTTCCAATAACAAAAGTTTGAAATGATGTGTATGTTGAATTATCATCAGAGGTTGCAATTTCTAAATGAGCATCACAATTAGCTGGTGTATCTCCATCAAAATTTGATTTACCATCATCAAAATTACCAGAACGATTATCAAAAAGATCATCAGGATTTCTTGCTGATTGAGTAATTGAAGCTGTAATTCTAGCTGTATGTTTTGCACCAATATCTATTACATTTGCAAATTCATAATTTCCTGATGCTAAAAAGTCTGCGTTAGCAACACCAGAGTCAAAAAATCTTGTTGTGTTAGCATCAAATAAACCAGATGCGGCATCAAATAATTCACTAGAATTTAATATAATAGCATCATCAGATAGGGCTACATTTGTTTTAGTTCCAGCAAATGTAGGGTGTTCATTAACTGTTGTTATGCTGTTAAAATTATCTGTGCTTACAACATTTGATATAACTGCTGTTGCATTTGAACTAAAGTTACCTAATTTATCTACTGCTTTTATAAGGTATGTTCCGACTCTAGCTGGTACAGTTATAGAAGTTGCTGGTCTTGATACTTTAGTCACAAGATTTACAGAGTTCAACCATTCAGCAGTTCCATCAGTTTTTGAAGAAAATCTAATTTGATAAAATGCTAAATCTAAATCTGGAACAGCATCATAGCTTAGATGTGCATCTTGACCTGATACATTACAAGTGAAGCTTTCAACATCTGAGGGTGGAGAAATGGCTCCTACAATTTTTCTTTGTGCTGTTACAAAAGAAGAACTAACACCTAAAGTATTTACTGCTTTTACTCTTACATCATAAGTTTGTTGATCAATAACATTTAAAACTCTATGATTTAAACCTGAACCTTGTGCATATATAATAAAATTAGAATCTGTGCTTAGTTTATATTCTACTTGGTAAAAATCAACGAAACTATCAGGTGATGCACCTATCGCAACATCTAAAGCAACAATAACAGTTCCATCATTATACTCAACTAATGTATCTGAAAGAGTAACACTAGCTGGTGGTTGAATGACAAATGGATTTGGAAGTGTTGTTGTTGGTGTTGATGTTTGTTGTGTTTTTGAAGCAAATGTATAATGACTAGCTTGATATTCGACTAAATTTAATCCAATAGTAAAATCTTCGTTAAATGTTAAAGACATAACTCTAAATGTTTTTGCAGAGAATCCTAAAGAAGAATGAGTTATATTTACTAAATCTCCTATTACTAAATCATAAGCATCAAAGCCTACATTAATTGATAACTGTAAAGCTTCTCTTGATCTTCTAAGAATTATTTCAGCCATCTCCTCTGCTTGGTATGGAGAAGTAAGTGACTTCATAGAAAATCTTCCCTCTAATAAAAATCCACCATCAGCAGTTTTCATAGTTGCATGACGATCAGCAGAACTTAAACCTGAGTCATCAACAGGTGGAAACTGAACTTCATCTGCTTGGAAATTACGATCAGGATTGATAAATGAAACTATAACTCTATTATAACGATCTCTTTTGTTTGGGCTTGTTAAAGTATATCCACCTATAATATCATCTTCTGTAAGTGTAATAGAAGCTGACCCTGTAGTTTCAATAACTAATTTATATTTACCACCAGCATAAGGTAAAAATCCTCTGCACCCTGTAATCAACTCTCTAAGATTTGATATTACTTTTTTTGATGTATCTAAAACCGCATTTGTATCAAACAGGTTTATATCACTACCACCTGAAAAGGGAGTAACCTGAGTAACACAAACTTGTGAAGCATCATAAAAACTTTGTAAATCAATATCAGCAGTAGCAATTCCTTTTCCATATCTTTCATTTCTTAAATAATCTAAAATACAAAATGCTGGATTTGTAGAATATGTTGCACTTGATTCAACTAAGCTAGAATTTAATGTTACAATTTTTTTACCTTGTATCTTAGCTTGTACTTTTGGAATAGAACCAAAAATATCTTGATTCCATTTAAACTTTAAAGCTAAGTACGCTAAGCCAGACAACTTGTGGTTCGACCCCCACGAAGATAATGTTGATAATAGACTAGATGCACTTTGACTATCACTTCCAAAATGTGGCTCGATTGTGATGTAACTTGCACCATCTTTATAAAAATTACTATCTGAACTTGCTACTGTTCTTTGTGTGTTATCAGCCATAGCACCTGTAAATGTTACAACTTTGTCATCAACTCTAATTTCTGAAATAGCATTAATTTCACCCTCAGACATAACAAGAGCCATGTATAAAAACTCGTTATCTGTTCCAGATGTTTCTAAAAATACTCTTGTTCCACCAACAAGTCTTTCACCATATACGACAGGGATAGACGCATCATTACTTTGTTTATTTACTAATATACCTCTTTCAAAATCATCAAACTCACCTACACCAAAATCAGGAATATCAGGTGTTGGTATCAGCCATGAAATAGCTTTTGAAAAAATACTTCCTACTGCTCTAGTGAATGATTTAACAGGTTTTCGTAAAGGTTTTGGAATTATTTTATCGAAAACACCCATTATGCTCTACCCCATTTTATGTCTTGAACAGTTTGACTTGAAAAATCCATACCAACATCTGTACTAAAAAATCTTTGTTGTGATGTATTATTCGTTTTACGACCTGATTTTTTTTCAAAGTCAGCCCAATGTGAAACAATATCTAAACTAACAGAACTTGCAGTATCAGACTCACCTATTGAAAAATTATCTATTGTACCTTTGTAAAGTAAAAAAGGGTCTGCTATCAAAGCATTACTATCATTTAAAAACCCTCTAAATATTGTAACTGTGTCTGTAATTACATTTTCATTTAAAACTGTAGATATAAATGTTTGGTCTGCACCTGAAAGAATAATAGATATTGGTGATAAATTGACATCAGTTTCTTCAGAAAAATCTGAAACACCCATAATAAAATCACTTGC